TTCATCGATTCCATGAATTTTGGCACAAGTGCTGGTTATCCGCACAACAAAACCAAACGCAAATATGTGATGCGTGTTCCTGCTGATGATGTTTGGCAGCACCCTATTGAAGTTGATTCTCAAATCAAAAAAGAGATCAATGATTGTTGGGATGCCATGTGTCAAGGTATTAGCACTGCACCAGTGTTTATGGAGCACCTCAAGGATGAAGCTTTGCCTCTTCGGAAGGTGAAAGCTGGAAAAGCCCGTTTATTTATGGGTGGTCCATTTGCTTGGAGTACTTGTGTTCGGATGGCTCTTTTGCCCTTTATTAGGGTTATGCAACTCAACAAATATTTGTTTGAGTGTGCTCCTGGTACCAATGCAACCTCTATTGAGTGGACGCGTTTGTATCAATATCTGACCAAACATGGTAAACTACGCATGATTGCTGGTGATTTCGAAGCTTTTGATAAGCTTATGGGAGCACTAGTCATCTTGTTGGCGTTTCGTGTGATTCGCAATATTTTGCGATTGGCCGGTGCTTCGGATGAACATCTTCGTGCAGTGCAGGTCATTGCTGAAGATATTGCTTTCGCATTCACCAATTTCAATGGTGATTTGATGCGTTTCTTTGGCTCCAACCCATCGGGACATCCTTTGACAGTTATTATTAACTGCATTGTCAACTCGTTGTATATGCGTTATTGCTATCACGAGTTGAACCCCGAACATGAGGTTATGTCCTTCAAGAAATTTGTTGCTCTCATCACTTATGGTGATGACAATGCTATGGGGAGTGCAGTTGATTGGTTTAATCATACTGCGATATCCGCTGTGTTGAAAACAGTGGGTATTAACTATACCATGGCTGACAAACTCGCAGAAAGTGTCCCGTTTATTCCTATAGAGGAAGTTTCTTTTTTGAAACGTTCTTTTACATGGAATGATGAACTTCAAGCTTATATGGCAACTTTGGACACGGAATCTATTTGGAAAAGTCTTATGATTTTTGTTCCAAGCAAGACCGATTGTCCACAAAAGCAGTGTTTGGACATTGTGCGTTCAGCTGTTTCAGAGTGGTTCTTTTATGGAAGAGAACGTTTTGAAAAAGAATGTGCTCTTCTGAAGGAACTTGTGCATGAAGTTGGACTTGATATTTATGTTGAGTCGAATACTTTTAGCACGTGGGAGGAATTGAGTGAGAGATTTATCTCTTGCTCGAATGACTATTTGGACACGGAACCAGTTAGTTCTTTGGAGCTGGTTGGCCCGTGTGTGTGGTCATTGAGAAATAAATCTGTGGATTAATTCCGCAGTGGGGCCTGAACTAACAGGTCCTAATAAACCAAAAGATAGTATGTATGTATAGTTACTGTATTTAGTAAAACTTTTTTATGATTTATAACTGAGTAAGCATATATATATATTTTCTCGCCAGGACGTTCTCCAAAGTCTCTTTTTAGAGGTGGTATCGGCTGGATACCTTATTCGTAAAATATATCACCCCTTATAGACGTAAAGGGTGACGAATTAACCCGTCTACTAACACACATAAAAAAGAAGGTTTCTCTGATCCTTATGAAAATCAGAGATTTGATCTATTCTCCTACTTGGTTGTTCAATCAACAGAGTTGGAGGATGGATCTTCAAGTCAGCAACAGCAAGAGAATGTTATTTTCTCTGATGCTGGCTTATCAGGTCTGGATACTACTCCCATGGTGTCCTATAGACCTGATATAGATTTGGCTTCTGGCCTTGGCAGTTATTTGCAACGTCCTGTTGCTATTAGTAACTTTACCTGGGCTGAGGGGTCAACCACAGCAATCCAATTACAGTTCAAACCTTGGTCGCTCTTTTTTAATAATGCTGCTACCAAACGAAAGATCCAGAATTTTGCTCGTTTACGAGCCAAATTACATTTGAAATTTGTGATCAATGCATCTCCATTTTATTATGGAGCTATGCGTGTTTGTTACTGTCCAATGGATGGGGGTTTGCGTGATATTGTGGAATCAACACCAGGAGATCAAATTAAATTTTCTCAGATGCCAGGGGATTTTTTATATCCCCAAGATATGACATCTTTTGAAATGGAATTACCTTTTCTATGGCCGCATGCGTGGCTGGATTTGGGTACTAATTATGATTTCCAGACTATGGGGCAGGTTACATATTTGCTCTATTCTAAATTGCGTAGTGCTAATGGTGCAGTGGGTTCCAATGTCAATATCACGTGTTATGCGTGGGCGACAGATGTGGAACTTGCTGGTTTGACCTCTGGTCTTGTTTTGCAAAGTTCGGAGTATGAGTCTTCTGGTATTATCAGTGGTCCGGCTACGGCCTTGGCAAATGTGGCTGGAAAATTGTCAGATACACCAATCATTGGTAAGATGGCAAGGGCTACTGAAATAGGAGCACGAGCTGTAGGTGGTATTGCTTCCCTTTTTGGGTATAGTAATCCACCAGTTATTGATGATGTACATGCCTATGTTCCTAAGGCATTTCATGCTTTCGCCAATGTTGAGACCAGTATTCCAATGGATAAGCTCACTATTGATCCCAAAAATGAGATCACAGTTGATAAAACTGTTACAGGAGCTAAGCCAGATGATGAACTTGTTATCACCCATTTTGCAGGGCGAGACAGTTTTGTCACAGGAACATTGTGGACTGATGCATATACGACAGGTACACAATTGTTGCGTGTTCCGGTTACACCACGAAATTATGGGTCTAATGCAGGAGTTTCACAGTCTTTTATCAATGATACTCCAGCCTCACACGTTGCTGCTATGTTTTCACAGTGGCGTGGTGGTATGGTTTACACTCTGCGGTTTGTTAAATCGCGGTATCACACTGGTCGTGTGCAAGTGTCTTGGGACCCTCAAGAGGTTCCTCTTACAAATGCTGAGACTACGACCATGACGCGAATTATAGATTTGCAGATGGAGACTGAAGTCACTTTCTTGATTCCTTTTAAAGCTCAAGATCCATGGCTAAATACCACTAATACGGGGAGTAATTGGGCAATTACTACTGCTGGAACAGTTACAACGGATCAGAAAGCCTTTAATGGTTATTTCCGAGTTACCGTGCTTAATGAGCTAACTGGACCGGCAGCAGCGCAAGAAATTGATGTATTGTTATTTGCTCATGCAGCGAGTGATATTCAGTTTGCGCAGCCCAATGAGACTCCATTGTGGTCTTTCTTGACAGTACAGAGTCAGGAAGAGCAGTTGGTGGAAGTTGCGGATGTTTCTATTCCTCCAGATACAAATTCCATTACGGTTGGTGAGACTATTGCTTCTTTGCGTACAATATTGCATAGAACTAGTTTTTATCACCGGGAATTTCTGGGGAATCCTTATGCGTCTGCTGGTGTTTTTAATACCACTAAGATGTACAATTTGGTTAATTACATTCCACGCTTTCCTGTTGATTATGGTTTTTCCACTCAAGGTGTTAATTATGCTACTGGGATTTTGGTTGCCACAAAAGACCAGTTTCAGTATTCACCCACTCATCCTCTCAATTGGATTACCAATTGTTTTGCGGGGTATAGAGGTGGTATTGTTCATCAGTATAATATTATTAGGAATGGTCAAACATTACCTGATCAAATTGCTGTTGAGCGTGATCCACGTAGTCACATTCTTGATGTTGCTCCAGCCCAGGCCATTAATCGTTTTTCGGTGGGTGCTGACACTAGTCAGCCATCTTCAGCTTCCAGAGTTCCCATTTCCATTCAATTGAATGTAAATAGGGGAGTCTGGGGACAACGAGGTATGGCTATGACGAATGCCAACACACAGAGTGCTGTGTCTGTTGTTACACCACAATATTCTCGATGGAAATTTCGTCCAGCATTTGTTGCTAGGCGGGATGCCATGTATCCGTATACGGAGCAAGAGAGTTTGAAATTGTGTGTGACTCAACGAGCAGGTATGTCAACAACGACTGCTGATGAAGGTTGGCCTCTTGTCGATATTTTTATGGCAGGAGGTGTGGATTTTGATCCTATTTTCTTCATTTGTGTCCCTACGATGTACAATTTCATTCCGACAACCCCAGATAACACTTTTTAAAGTGTTCTCATAAACAAAACTCCAATTAAGAGTATAAACTTCAAAAAATTATAAACAATTTTTCTCTATTTGTATATTTGCATATTTTTATAACGTTGTGAGCAGGTTAACCAATCCTGCAAAAGATAAATCCCCGGATCGGCCGGGGCGTACTTTATAGTGCGTACTCGCAAAGAGCAAGGAAACTTCGCTTTAGTAGGGTAAACAGGCTTCACCTGGTTCTTAAATGATAATTACTTCTTTTAGTAATACGAG